AGAAGACCTTCTAACCCCTGTAATAGGGCGGAAGGACTCTCAGAGAGACCACACCAAGGTGCCGCGGTTATACCACGGACCACACTGTGGAATCCATTCAAGATCTGGAGTAATCCAGAGCCCCTTTTAAAAGGCAGGTGCTCGAAAGCGTAAAGGTCCAGAAGGGACCTTGGTAACTTCCATCTCGTACTCAGCAACTCAAACAGGTGAGGTACTTCTAAAAGAGTACTCAATCCCTGAGAGAGTGCTGTTAACGGGAGAGGTGATATTTCTACTCCTTTGGTGAAAATACGTTTAGTAAATTCACCAGTAGAATTACCACCCGTTGACATTATCGACTTTTCAAAAGAAACTGGAATTTCCAGTTCCTCTAATAAAGATCGATAACGCTCGGCAACCTTCTTATTCCATATGATTACGTCGTCTCCAAGTAAGGCGTATTGATCAGGTTGTTGACCTGTATCATACGCACACCACTGGACAACGAGATGATGAGTCAGGGCAAAGACCACCCAAGAGCTATAAGCTCCAAGAGGTTGGCCCCTTGCCCACGTAATCGTAGAATCCGTTCCCTTCACGTTAAACCCTCGTAACATTAGAGTTCTCCACAGATCGGAAACCTTCTGACCGTACAATCTTGTCATAACAACAAGTTGTAGTTCTAGAGGGAATCTATCCGTGGCGCTACTCAAATCAAACGAGTAGACTGGTCTCCCTTTGGACAGGGAAAGTGCCCTCTTAAATCCTTTATCCTGGTCCATGGTGTTATCCATTTCTATTGAGGATAATAACTTTAATAATTGATGATGAATCGGCTTCAGGGCCTGTTGGGTCCAGAAGTCGAGAATCGCAATTATTCTTGTCTTCCCACCTTTCTCAGGTAGGAATGCAAGTCTACCCACAGAGTATTTCGGCTCTGCGGGTAGGTTATGTATTATCCCCTCAAGGCTTAACCGAAGTGGGGATTCAGTGATGGACATCATCTCCCTAACTGCCATTAACAGCTCTGGTTTTGATTTCAGAGCTTGCCCATCGAAATGGGCGGTAGCAACGGAGGGTCCATTAGGTCCAGATCGGGCCCCAAAAGTGAAATCGGGTTCCCCTAAGGGGATTTCCTGTCTTTCAACTTTGGAGCCGACGAAGTCCTTAAACTTCTTCATAAACGATTCGGGAACACTGATTCCGGGTGTGGTTATCGTACTAGTGTCCATATTAGGTGCGAGAACACTTAGTGTGTAGATACTGGATAGGGTTAGACCCATTCTCTTCTCCCACACATTCCCTTGTAATAGAGGAATGAGTGGTTTAAGTAAAAGGGGATACCCTGCTTTAGTCACTTTCCTAAACGGAACAGGTTTGAACTCTTCACCTGTTGCTATTCTTATAGCAACGTAGTGAAGTTGTTTAAACAGTCGCGTTGTTTCTTTCTTTCCACGGTCTCTCATTTCTGATGAGAACTGTTTGGAATACTGAAACCAGGCTGTTCGAATAGTATCCGGACAAAGCCCGGCACGACCAAAGA